TACACCTAGTTCTCTTAAATGACTAAATATACTTTCTTTTAAGGCTGGGTTCTTTTCAATCAAGGCCCGTGGGACGATGAGCTCGCCTGTTTCAACATGGGCCACGGTGTCATCACCGTAACGACCGAAGTTCGCCATCTTTTTTCCAACATCCGAGAATTGAGCAATACCGTTCGTGCCGAATTGCTCTCGGAGCTCTTCGGCTTCCAGCTGTTCAATCTGCTCATCCGTCATTACAAAATCTGCAATACCGCCTGCAGGTATGGTTTCTTGTTTAAGCGCTTGATCCATGTTTAGTACCTTACCATGAAAGTTTTACTTGTTCAACTATATCTGTGTTATCGCACTTGTTGTTATTCTAGTCTTAATTAGTTCTTGTATACTAGCTACAACAAGAAGTCTGTTTGCATTTGCTGCCTGTACTTTAACAATATCTCCGCCTTGCAATATTAAATCTCTTGTTAAAAGTTCTTCGGTAGCATGACCTGCAACAATTTTTTCAAAAAGCTCAAATACGTTACTGTCTTTGTCTGTCAAAGTAACTGTTAAGGTATCTCCATTGTTGCTGCTGTCATGCACTAATATTGAATTAATAACAGAAGCATTTGATTCTGCTCCAGTAGGTGCCGTATATAGTGTTGTTACATCCGTAGTTGTTAAATCAAGCTTTGCATTTGTTAAACCTTGAATATATTGAGGAATACTAGATACTAACATTATCGTCTTCCATCCTCTCTTATACTAGCTCTTGGCGTACCAAGTTTATATTTAGTTCCTAATGATGTCGAATCAATTCGTAAAGCAAAAGACCTACCTCGTAAACGATAGTTTAACTTTTCTGTAAATTGTTCTACAGGGCTAGTTGCTGTTCTTTGTGTGGTACCAGATTGTGTTTGTAGAAAATTACCTCCAGAAAAGTTTTTAGCTTTAACAGTAAAATCAACATCTGGGTTTAAACTGGTTGATCCGTTGAACGTGATATCTGGTATAACTTCTGTTAAAAAGACATACTTGTCACCATCCCCAATATCTATTGGAGCAGATTCAATAAAAGATGTCATAGCAGATCCGTCATCATCGTATCCCACTTCATGGTTATACATGTACTGACCACCTGTTGCTATAGGTAGTGTTCTAATACCTCTATCAATCCATGCTTGACGAACCATTGTACCATAATACCACAGTTTTTCTGAATAATTATAGGCAACATATCTGTCTATTTCTAAACTATTTTGTGTAGGATAAAACCATAATATCTCACTAAACTCTGAATTTACTCCTACATGAACCTTGTTACGTTCCTCAAAGTTAAAATCTAAAAACACTTTATCTTTTACAGTACAAGGCAACTGAATAGTTTGACCTCCTCCATAAACATAAAAAGTATCTACCCCCATCCAAAACACAGCATCTTCTACAGCAATAGCAGAATAAGGACTCATTATAGTTATGTTTTTTGATAGTTCTTGCAAACCAAAAGTAAAGGGAGGACCTATAAATTTCATGGCATGAAGCGTCTTATCTGTAAAAACAAGTATCTGTTGTTTGGCTTCAACGGCTTGAACGAAGGTTGATCCACCACCAAGTCTTAAATCACCTGCTGTATTGGTAGCTGTTGGAAACCATTCAAGAGGACTTTCTTGTGATGAGAATCTAATCAACAGTGGATCTTGTACCCCGTTCCCTTGAATTGCTGTATTACTTGTATTTAATCCATCGCATCCAAAAGCAATAACATGTCTGTCTTGGTCAGATACAAGTATCTGTTTAGCTTTTTGAGGTACACTTGTTTTTGTACCTGCAAGAGTACTTAATTCAACTGTTCTCGTCCCTAGACCATTTGACTTATCCCAATAATATAAAGAACTATCTCTTGGATTAATTATTAAATCTTCTCCAAAGTTATCATGCGACCACAACCTAATCTGTGCACCGGGAACCGTGACACTCGCTGCATTGCCCCATCCAATAAAATCATTCTCTGGATCTTCGTTGCCTAAAGCCAATCTAACAAGAGTATTGTCTGCATGAGTCGTGGCAGTCGTGCCACTATGTCCACGAGTTACAACCATTGTATTATCATCGGCTGATGCTGTTACCCTCATCAATTCATTACCTACAAGAATAACATCTCCTTCTGTGGTCATACCTGTTTCATCATCAACGTCAACATCTGTTTCACTTGCATCGAGAGCTTCATTTAACTGTGTTGCCAAAGCACTAGAAGTTGTACCACTCCATTGACCTGCACCCCAACCAGTTCCACCTACGGTCACATCAAGACCTGTGTTTATTTGATATGTTCCAACAACACTCGCACCACCATTACCTGTGTCTGATGCGTTAGCTGCTATGCTTGAAGTAATCTCATAAGAGTTGGAACTTATCAATCTTGTAATTTGGTATTCTTGATTAAGAACATCGGCTGTTATATCGCCACCTAAAGTAACTGCTCCCGAAAAAGTAACAAAATCATTTTCATTTGCACCGTGGGCCGTGTCTGTTACAGTTATGGTTGTTGATCCATCTGTCGCACTAAAAATAACTTCTCCAGCAGATGTTGTTGCTCTGATAGGTGTAATATCATTAAAGGTTTGACCTTCTTCTATGTAATATTTAAGATGAGTTCCCACACCCATAAAATCTGAGCCGTCTAAAGCCACCCAGTTATGCAACCGTCTTGCCGACCCTTGAAAAGTGTTTTCACTATATTTAGACCAACCACCTATCTTTTCGGGGAAGCCAAATCTAAACCTTACCTTATCACCATTAACATAACCACCTTCATTACTTTCAGATGTTATGTCAGAAACAATACCAGGTTTAAATTTTAACTTAGTTATAGGCATTAAGCTATTCTCCCTGCTACTGTTCCATTGTTTGTCAATGATACATTACTTTGCCCTAAAATGTAATACCCTGCTGCTCCTGCATTAGTTCCCGCTGATCCAACTGTTGGTGCTGTTGATGGATAAGAAATAGTGGTTCCCGAACCATCTGTACCCGTTGCTCCATTTGTTCCTGCTGCTCCTAATGCACCACCATTTCCTCCTGCTCCTCCAGTACCTGCATTAGTTCCACCACTTGCACCACTTGCACCACTTGTTGCCGACTGTTGAAAACCTTGACCAATTCCTCCCGCACCTCCAGTACCTGCTGTGGAAGGTGTGTTCACACTAAGATTCAATGTTGTTCCCATATTATTATAAAAAAAGGATCCGTCTGGAGTAGATGACCCATATGGACCTTGAGTATAATTACAAAAATAATAAGTGGTATTTGCAGCTAAATTAGCTTTTACACCACTCCAACTTAATCCACTGCCATAATCAGCCCCACCTTGACCAACACTTTTTGTATCTTCTGATGTACTTATATTAACTACAGGTGTTCCACGATGACCAGTTTGACCATCTTCTGGAAAAGGATCGTTTATGTAAGAAGACAAAGAATATTCTGCTGCTGTATTAACTTGAAAGGAATACCACATTGGGCCTCTATTAGAGATGGTTGATGTTACAGAAGTTCCTTGTTGAACATTCAATCCCCATTCGCCACTTCCTATACCAGACCATGCTCTTGGTCCAAATTGTGTTAGAACAGAATAAGGAACAAAGTCTGGTTTATCACCTACTTTATCCACAACACTTGATATCTGAGCAGCGGTTGCTTGACTACCGACACCACCTCCACCACCATTTCCGCCACCTCCACCACCACCTTTAATGTTAGCTCCACTATTATTTATTACATTAATACTAACGTCTGCTTTTAAAGCCGTACCACCATCCGTTTGAGCGGCACCACCTTGCCCATATAAATTACCAGAATTATTCACTGTAATAGTACCCGCACCACCAGTTGTTAAATCCAAGGCTGGTGTACTAGAAGAGCTACTATAGACTGATACACCTGAATTTATGACTATAGTTTTAGGGTAATCAACAGAATAATCGTCTCCAAAAATACCTGTGCCTGATTGTTGAGAGGCATCTGAAGAAAAAGTTTTTTGCCATCCTTTGGCTTGCGAATAAAAATCATTAAAACTTATTGCTCCACTTGTAGGAACATTTGCCGCTAAATTAGTTGCTGTGTTATTTGCAGCGTTAGACTTAACATTTGTATTGGCTCCACGATAATAACTAGCCATGTCAACGGCTCCACTGCCACCAACAAATTCAGTTCTTATATCTGAAGCTGATATTGCACCCGAAGCCGCT